TCCATGAACGGCTGTCCAGCCTGGCGCCCAGTCAAGCCCGAAAGGACTGAACTTGATTCCGAGCTTGTCATATCCCATAAAACGCTCATACTGCATTTCTGGTAAGTTGAGAAATGATGGTAGTCGTTTTTTAATTGATCGGTAAAGTCTGATTCCATGATTACTCCCAAGTACATCTGTTACGCCCAAGTAACTTAATACTTCTTGTGTTTGTTTTCTATCGTCATTTATATTGCCAACCATCTCATCGATAGTGCCAGCATTAAAACCGCCTAATTGTGGTAAATCAATTTCATCGCCTATGCAGATAGTTCTATGAGGCCGCCACTTAGCTAAAAAACGGCCTACGGATTTGACACTTGCTTCATTAAAAAAAGGTACTTGCAGATCTGATACAAACGCAATGCGCTTAATTATCATCCTCATCTTCGTAGGGGTCATGGTCTGGATTAACTGGATCAAAATCTGGGCTTGATGGTGCTATCCAGTCTGGAAATACGTTTTTATCGCACATTCCGAGAGCTTGATCTACTGGGAATCCTGCACGTCTTAGGCTTAAATAAAACTCACGCAACGATATGGCATAGGTATCTAACTTGGTATTAATCTGCTCATGGGTGTATTTACCCTTGCGCTTATTAATCTTCTTGCGCTTGCGTGCGGTAGCCATATTGAAATTATCGCTTACTTATGATAGTAAACAGATCATCAACACGCTGTTCTAATCTAGTTAATTGATCCTTCATGCTAGAGCCACCATTCGGTCGCAACTCGTTTAACCAGCCTTTAACTAAGAAGCGAAGCCCTATGAGCCCGCCTGATAGCACGGCGATAACGCCAGCGCCAAAGCCAGCCCATTCGTTCAAACTCATTTTTCATCAGCACCGACACCATAAACTGTATCGGATTTATCTAGAGCCCTAGCTGCTGGGCCAGCAAGTGCTGCAACTACTACAGACAGTGCTGGATCTAAACCTAATTCATTGCTTGCTAAAAATGTTAAAAAAGATACTAATACCCCACGTGCATAGGATTTTAGTATTGCTTTTTGTTTCTTTGTTATCTTCATATCTTGCCCCCTAGTAGTGGTATATCGAACGGCCTAGAATCTGTATCGCCTGCTTTAGTAAAGCTAATGTGTATGTGTGATCGGTGCGGGTTTATGCCTTTGTATTTACGCCACTTCCAGTTTAATATCTTCGAGCATATTCGCCCGTTATAGATGACGTATGATATACGTGGATCCGACTTGGCTGCGATTCTGATCTGGTCAGCCAAATAAGGTGCGAGGCTATCGGATGACTGTAACCGAGCATTAATATCAATTGCTCTGACGACCCCAGATTTGTCTGGATTATGATCCGATTTTCTGGAGGAATGACGACTATCGCCCAGCCACCCTTCTGGACTTGCAGTGCTGCGATCTGGATACCAGGTATCAACTTGATCTCTTAACTGCACACCAGCTGCGCATAACCATGGTTTCATTTGCCACACTTCCTCAAGATTGTGCTATAAACCTAAAGCCCTTAAATCATCGGTAGTTAAACCTAACGCTGCTAGTTTACCTTCGGCTGCCGCTTTGGCTTGCGCTTTTGCTTCGGCTTGTGCAATCTCATCAGCCTTTACCTGCTCTATTGCCTTATCAATTTCTTTTTGTGTTGGCGCTTTACCTTCTAAAACATCCCATTTAATAGTTGAATAATCATCATTAGTGTATGAAAACTCTGCAGTAGGTTTTAATAATTTAATTGCTTGAACTAAATAATCATTCATTATGCACCTATTTCCATTAGAGTTATTGATGAAGTGCTTTGTCCGTTAATCCATTGGAACGCAACATTTGCAGAACTTGTTGCTGCATCTACCCTCGCCTGTAATTTATATGTGGTTGCTGATGTAGTTGCTGGACTGTCTAAATAAGTAATTGTTGATTGCTCTACAAAGTAAGTTGAAGTTGGACTATCAGTTCCTGCTTTTGTTGAAAAAAGACCATAAGTAGTATAATCCAAAATTGTTGTTGCATCTCTTAGTATTTTTCCGCCAATATCTATTTCATTTGCTGATCTTGAAATTTTTGCATTCATAGAAATTATTACAAATATTTTTGAAGTAGCACTTGTTGGTGTGATTGTTGCTGTGATGCCACTATCTGTTAATGCTGTTGTTGCTATATTTACTGCTGTGCTTGTTGTTGCATTTACCACTTGCAGCACTTTTCCGCCACCAGCAGGGGTTGCCCATTTTAATCCTGTGGCTGTTGATGAATCTGCAGTAAGGACTGTTGCATCTGCGCCAACGCCGATTCTGGTATCAGTTGTAGAATAAGTATAAAGATCACCCTTGGTAGTTAATGGAGATGATCCACCAGATTTAACTACCCATGATGAGCCAGAATAAACTTGAATTACATCTGTGTCTTTTAGATAGCATGAGTTACCTTCTTGTGGAGAAGTCACAGCTGCATCTCTAGCTGTTGCATTAGCAAACACCCAGATACCTTGCATTAAATAGCCATCTACGTCAGCGGCAGTTAATACCTCGCCTGTAGTAAAATCCTTAAACCCTAAACCAGCTGCCATCTTTACTCCTTAGTAACTTAGGACATTATAGCCCAAAGTACCATAAATGCTATTATTTAGGATAAATGCATCTATGACTGGCTCTAGTGTCGTGAACGTAGTTTTCCAACTATTCGGGGTAATCATCATGCGAACCCCAAAAATCTGTAAAGTCTTTTCTAAAAGCGATCCGCCAGGCTGGGTAGTCTTGACTGTAATCGGATCAAAAAAGTCTAAGCCTAAAGCTGCCAATATGCCTGAATTATAGTTATCGGTATACAGATCTAGGACTATGGCATCTACACGGATCGAAGTTTCTTGCCTAGAAGCCACATAAGCCTGGGCATAATCCAGGGCTACGGCATCTGATTCCATAAGCAGGTTATCTAAAAAGTAACTATGCAAAAAGTATTTATCTATGCTGGCTTGATTTAGGGCTACCTGTGGGCTGCCACCAGCTCTAGTAATTGTGGCTTTATTAAATACTAGTACGTCATTTAATATCCAGGTAGCATCAAAGTAATCTATGCCTGTGCCATTGTCTGCAAAGACTGTAGGTGTGCCACCGATAGATCCAGCGGTAACGCCTCTGTCTTGGAATACAAAGTTATTATCGGCATCCACATAGATAGCGCCATACTCTGATTCTGACACTGTAAACAAAGCTTGTAATGCTGTGCGGTTAGTGCCAGGATCTACTTGCAATGTAGTAAGTCCTGCATCTATATCACGTTGGGATGCTGGCCAATCAATCTCATCTAATATCTTATTAATTCTAGTACCAGATAATTGCCCTGCGGTAGCGCCAGTAACTGTAGATATTTGTGCTAATTGGGCTAATCTAAAAGCATCTACAGCTTGTATGGTAGTCATGGCTAAATCTGCCTCTGACTCATCTGGATAAGTTGTAACATAACTTGTAATAAATCCCGAGAATATAGGATAAGTTACTGAACCATAAGTAGCAGTAATCTGTACCTTTTTCATAGGTGTTAGTAAATTGTAATAAGGCCCTGTTACATTCTGAGGATTAAAGTCACCATTTTGATCTACTATACGCAAGGTCATTGAACCAGTCTGAAATTGATCGCTAAGTGCAGTACGACCTCTGTTAGTTTCAATACGATTAACCCGATTAGATACATCTACGATTACAGCTGTGGCATCTCCTAATATGTTTACATCTAGTTTGCCCTCATCTAAGATTAATGTTTGAGCAAAACTAGGGCCAGTGCTAAAGTTAATTATCGCATTTATTACAGGTACTGTCATACTATAAATCCAGCTGGTACTGTGCTATATCCTGATCTGTTTGCTACCTGAATACTCTCGGCAATAGCTTGGCTTAATCTGTCGCCACCTGCATCTACTGTAACTCGGATCTCTGTAGGGGTTTGAGTAGAAGTTCTTTGTGCTACAAATTCGTTAATACGAGCGTTTAACTCCCTGGTAGATTCTAAGCCTATGTTATATTCAAAGGCTTTAATTTGTTCGTTTTTAGCTTTAACTTCGGCTAATGCATAATCATAAGTAGCCCCACTACCACCTGTAGTAGTCATGGTAGTTCCCAGTTTAGCAATCATGGTGGCTATACGAGCATTTAAGGATCTAATAGATTCTAAGGCATCATCAAAACTTGTAACTTGGCTTGCAATAAATTGATTAATTTTGTCAGTCATGGATCTAACAGCTTCTAAGGCTATGCTAAATTTCTTAGCAAATTCCTGGGCTGCCTCAGCTGCGGCAAGTTCGGCTAATGCTTTTTTGGCCAGTGCTTCATCATTCTTAGCAATAGCAATTAACCCATTTAATCTTAATTTAACTTCTTGATCTGTAGCTTCATTACGTGCTTTTTGCAAACCAATTAACTCTATGTCAAACTTTTCTTTTAATTGATCTAAAGCAGTTTTAGCCTTTAGTGTAGTAATTTCTTGTTTTTTAAGTTTTAATAAATCTTGGGATGCTTTTATTTCTTGCTTTCTTTGAGCAGCGAGTACACGGCCTGCAGTTCTTTCTTGTCCACCACGATCTGATGGATTTTGGCCAACCGATCTTAAACTTTCTGCAGCACGTAAGGCTGGACCTATGTATGGAAGATTTCTTAAAATTGATCCATCTACGCCAGGTATATTACCTACTGCTTTTAGTTTACCAATTACTCTACCTAGCCCCACAATTACTTCACTTGTAGCTGTGGCAAAGTCTTCCATGTTATTGGTTAAGCCTTCAATACTCTTATCATCACCTAATTCTGATAATGCATCTAATAAACCTTTGCCTATAATTTCTTCGGCATTGGCTACAGATGCAGCAAACAAACTCATTTTTCCAGCATAAGTATCTAATCTAGCTAGCGCCTGACCTGAAAACTTTTTATTAAGTTCGGCCATAATTGCATCCATGTCGCCAGCTTTTAATAAGGCTTTATCTAGGCCAGCACCTAATCTACTTAATCCTGTGGTATTGCCAGCGTAAGCACGTGATAACGCTGCAGTAACAGTGCTTAAAGATTTACCCGTGGCGGCTGATACATCCATAGCTGTATTTAATGCATTTTGGCTAGTGGTAATAGATCCTGTAACAGTTAGTAATTGCTGAAAGGCTGGGCGTAATTCATCATCTAGTACGCCTGTAGTTTTTTGTAAATTAGATATATAAAGTTCTACAGCTGGTGAACTAAACTGAAAACCAGTGTTTTTTAATTGTTGCTCTAAAGATTTGGCGGCTGCCTCATCAGCTGAAAATGCTTTTACTGCTTCTTTACCAAATCTAGTTATTGCTCTTACTGAAAATGCTGCAGCGAGTGTGCCACCTAATTTTTTAACTTGCTTGTCAAATACACTTACATCTTGCTTGGCTTTTTTAAGTGCCTTACCATTCCAGGTAGCCGAGGCTGCTACAAATATATTGGCCACTATGCCACCTTCTTTTTAACTTCGGTTTTACGTGTAAATTCCACAGCTGTTTTATCTATCGCTTTTAATATAGCTTCATAAACTTTAGTATTATCTTGTGCCCAGGCCTTGTAGATTAAACGGCCTTGCATCTTTCGACCAGTTGCGCCACGTGCACCAGGCACTCTTTTAGGCTTTGTTACTGGCTCTAAAGCACCAATAAATTGCTGGCTAGCAAATGGATTATTGGAATCATAAAAATCTAGCGCTTGACTCTTAGGAGATTTTCTAACGTAGGTGCCGCTACCCTCATGCTTAAATGTAAATGGCGCTCTACCTTGTGGGTTTAATCTGCCTGCGGTTTCGTAGATAGATCCAGTCCTACTTACATTGTAAACGTATTGGCTTACTTGCCAGCCATTTTTGGTAGCAACATTCTGTCCAGGATTATATCCAATACCAGCTTTAATTACGCTGCTATCATATTTAGGAAATGCTTTTTTTTCGTAATTAATTGTATCGATTGAAGATAGTGGCTTCGACCATCCAGATAATACTTGACTATCAGATGGCACAAAGCTTTTAGCCTTTTCTGCTACTGCTCGCATTAATGGATCAATAGCCTTACTAATTTTTATTCTTAAATCTTCATCGATAAAACTGAGCCCATTAAGAACGTCTTTAACGCCTACGACCTCTGCTGGCATTCTTAACCCTTTCGGCTCTATCGGTTAATACTTGAACTATTGCCCGATACATTTCCGAGTCCATATTAATAAACTCGCTAGGCGGTATCCCAGTTTCTACAGATAGTGTGGCTATGCTGTAACTTGTAGAATCCCGCTGTATTATTTTTTTTCTTCGTCTGCTACCTCAACAGTATCTAAACTGTCTATAAACTCTGCACCAAATAAAGGTACTTGTGCGCCAGATCTGCGCAAGCACTCCCAGGCTAACCAATAAATATGAGTTTGCTGTTCATGCTCACGCAAAATCTTGCTAATACCTGAACCCCACTTCAATTCAAAGCTATATTCGATTCCTGGCGTTATCTTGTGTTCTGTGACTTCACCATTAGCCCTTGTAATTATAAGCTTTGCCATTATTACTCCTTAATTAGAACGCCACTGTAGGCGATACTGTGATTCCAGAGTTTACAGTAAATGTAACGCTAGATGTAGCAATTTCGGCTACTCCAGCTGATCCGATTGGTGTTAGGTTATTTACTAAGATTGAGAACTGGTAGCTAGGGTTAGCAGCTGAAACTGTAGTTCCCTTAACTGTAATTACTGATACAGCTAGAGTCTTGCCAAATGCCTCATTTAGAGTCTGGCTTACCTCAGATGTTGCCCAGTCGTTCATAAAGTCGATTGTAAATGTGCCTGATTGTAGACCTGCTACGTAGCGGTGAGCAGTGTCACCCATCGCAGTAATTTCTAGCTCATCTACGATTTGATTGATAACAGCGCTAGATACTAGGTCGCTAATATCAATAGATGGTGTAGTAGGCGCAGCGTTGGTCGCTAGCTTGATGCCTACGTTATTGTTTAAGTAAATTGCCACTGTTATTCCTCTTCCTTTTTAGGTTGTGCTTTTTCTTTTGGTGCTTCTTTTATTTGGCCTGTCTTAATTAAGAAGGCTAAATCATTTGCTTCACTCATTTTAACTCCAGCTCGTTAGGATTGATACTGTTATTTCAGACACCAATAAATCGCCACTTTGAGCGCTTACGATTGCTGGAGCTGAAATGCTTGATATGTTAAGTGTTAGGGCTGACGCTGCTAACTTTGTTACTACGGCTACTATGTAATCTTCCATACCAGCCAAATTACCCTGGTTATCTAACGCAGGTTTTGTAATTAAAATTCTAAAGTTTGCTAAAGGCAATACTGTCACATGATCGTTATTGCTTGGCACTATGTAAGGATCGCCAGGGGTGATTGCGACTGCATTGGCTAGCAGAGTACTTGGTGGAAAAGCAAATACTGACCAGACGCCAGCGTTAGTAAGATCTGTGGCTAGCGTGCTACGTAGTGTGGTAATCGCAGCTGGCATATTAACCTACCAGTGATGCAGGTGCGGCGTAAGGCTGGATGAGGCCTCTTACACGATTTACGAGCTGGAAGCCCATTCTATAGGGACTTGCAGTTATCCCATCCATGCCTACGCCCCCAGTTTGAGATACTTGTCTAGCTTGCCAGACATCAACGGCAATTATCATAGCCGCCTCTCTTATAGCTGGGACCACAGAGTAATCATCTTCTTTAGTGTCTTGGCCACTTGCTTTGCCATACGGAAGGATTCTGTGAAATGGGTCGTTTGCATGTACTTCTGTAAATTGAATAAATGAATAACCATTAGGCCATGAATAATTATAAAAAAAGTTATAAAATGTATTTTGTATTGATACTGGGATATTTGAACCAGGTATTGTGCCAGTAATTACATGTTGACCACCATAGATGTTGCCACAGCCTTCTACGCTAATGGTTTGGCCTTTAACAAATATGCCTGGGTTTGCTAATACTAAAGTTGCAACATTATCTTGCAATCCTGCGGCCACTATTGGCGCATCATTAAACCAAAGGTATTGTTTTAATAAATCTTCTGCGGTTTGACAAACTTCTTCTACGACAGCATCACTGTATAAAGAACCAATTCCCAAATTCGTGCGTAACTCCGTTTTGGTCACAAATGTACTCGGCATGCTGTCCTTTCTTAAAAAGCTCCCCCAGGGCTAGGGCTACTAAACCCCAGGGGATTATTAATGGGTTATTAATTAAGGTGTTGCTGCAAACTTGATGATTCCGTAAGGCATCTTTGCAATAGTTGCCATGAAGCCGTAAATTGCTACCTGTACTTGTAGGTTTGATACTACGTTAACAGACATATAAGCCTGTGGTGAGCGATATACAGTAAATGCTTCTGGTGCAAGGATTACAGCTGAGTTATCATCAAATGCAGTTTGTGAGAAGTTCTTGTCTACGTATAGATCAAGTCCTAATACATTTCCACGAATTGATGAAGGGCGTACATCTCCGCCAGCGTTCATTGGCTGAATTGCATTGTAAATTGGTCGACCTGTGTTATCAAGTGCGCCCATCAGTGCTTGCCATTGTGCTGGGTTGCCAATGTAGTTCTGTGCAAAGTAACCAGTGTTTTTGTAAACAGCTGCGGCTGATTGTGCTGTGTAAGCAACAATTCCATCACTGTCTGCTGATACTGCTGATGCTGATGTACCTGCTGCTAACAATGCTGTTAATGCGGCAGTGTCAATAGTTGTTAAATAAGCATTTTGTAATTGCTGTGTTAACTCTGCATAGAAGTTAGGGTCTGATCGCTCTAACAATTCAACAGATAGAGTATTCATACCTGAATACTTTTGTACTGTACCTGATAGGTAAGCAGTTTCCATGCCAGTATTTTGTACTGCGCCAGCCTCTGCTTCAACAGTGACAACTGGTGCTACACCTGTGCCACCACCTGCGGTAGTTACCAAAGATGGTACTTGAATTGTCATACCTGATGCTGGCAGTGTGCCTTGTGAACATGCATCAATAGTTGGTGTGCCAAAACGTGTATTTGTTACAAACTCAGTTAAAAATTGAGTTGGGTTAAATGCTGGGTTAGTTGAAAATGAGTCATCTGCCGCAGCAATGTAGAGTTTAGAATCTTCGCTACCTAGTGCAGCTTTGATCTTGTGCTCTGTGTACTTCGCCATTGAGTTAATTGGTGAACGTACAGAAGTCGTAATTATTGGTGCTGTAATTGTTGGGCGAGCAGCTTCTACTGTAGGAGTAGCAGCCTCTGCCTTTGCTTCTTGTGGCGCTGTTGCTAAATCTTCCACAGGAGCCTCGCTTTCTGTTGTTTGGTTTGTGTCCTCTGCTTCGTTTTCACTAGCAGCAACTTTAGTTACTTGCGCAGCTGTAAACGCTGGGCTTTCTACCAGGCTAACCTCTCTTAGTGTTGCACTGGTTACATATAAATAATCTTTTTTCTGTACAGATTTGTTTACGTCTACACCAACAGATAAGCCATCAATTAATTGCTCGCCAGCAAGGATTAAAGCATCTTGACCTTGCATAGATGCGCTGATCTTGAATGATGCGTAAATTCCATCTTTTTCTTCATTAAATTTTTGCATGCGACCTATTGGGCGCTCTGGTGCATGTTGCATGAGCATCTTTACTTTGCCAGGATCGCCTATGTCTATTGAGCCTTTAGCAAATACGACCTTACCTACGGAAGTATTACCAACCTCTTCAAACGGCACGATTTTGCCAGCAATAACTCTGCGCTCTGTATCGGCAGCTTCTATGTGGCTACTGAATGTAAGTTTCATTATCTTCTTCTCTTCCGTTAGGTGTCATTTGTTCCATTTCTTTTGCATCTTCCACATCAATTAAACCTAGATTTATCATTTTCTCTAATGCCTCTAGGCGCTTCATTGTGTCAGCTCTTAAAAACGATTCCTCAATTTTGAATTTTACAGAATGTCCTCTGGCGGTTACGTCATCCATACTGAGTCTATCCTCAATCGCACAAATAAATGGTTGTAGTGAATATGCTACAAACTCTTTGCGACCATCTAAAATATTTTGATAGGTCATGGAATTATTCATATCTGCTGATATGTAATATGCAGGTACATTCATAGCACGTGCAATTTGTGTGGCTAAATATTGCTGGCTGTCGTTATACATCATGTCTTTAGGGCTAAAGCCTGTAGTTTCGTAAGACAAAGTAGACGTTAAATATGCTGTAGATCTATTTTGACGGCTTTGCTTCCATTGTGCTAACAATCCAGATACTTGTTGCTCTGGTAAATCTGCACCAGTGTTTTTAATGTAACCACTTGGCATTGGAGTTGCAGCTGCTACGGCTGCGGCTTTTTCAATATCTAATGCGCTTTGTATTGTACGTGCTGCGGTAGTTAATACACCTTGTGTCAATCCTTGGAATGTGATGAGAGAATTTAGCCCAGTCATGGGGCAGGCAATTCCATCAATATAATATTGTTCGACCTCTGTGCCAAATTTATTTGTAGTAAATGTAACTCTGTTATTTGCTATCCATTCAAATCGTGATGGTCTTAAATCATCTGCATATAATTCTGTTACACGCCAATATGCAACACCATAAAATAAAAGACTATCGACAGTCCACGATATGGTGACGGATCTTGGTTGCCGATAGTCTGGTTGTTCGAGCCATAGAGGGTTCCCCAACTCCTCACCATTAGACTTTTTGTAAAGACCTAACGGCAAGTAGGAAACTACACCAGCTATTAAATTTCTGCAACGTGAAACGGCAGGTACTTGCATAGCAAAATTTCTATCTAATCCACCAGGAAAATTACCAACACCTGTAGTAAATGAACCATAGCCATAGGCTGTGTCCATAATGGCAGGGGCGTATTGCGCTTGGACAGTTTCAGTTTTTTTGGTTATACCCAAAGCAGACAATAGACCCATATGTATACTTTATACCATAAAACGGACTATTGGTGCAAGTTACACAAAGATTTGCGCAGTTTGTTGCGGGCGTGTCAACTGGCTTACGACCATAGCCAAGGATATTGCGGCTGTAACATCACCAGCCGATTTTCTACGTATTATGCGCCAGCCTGCATCATTTGTCTTAGCTGCACAGTTATTTAGGTGCTGTACTAAATCTGCTTGGCCACTATGAACTAATCTAACGTTAGCCAGGGCATCTGATAAGTCTGAGCAGGCCTGGTAGAAAGCCTGGCCACTACAATCCTCTATGCGCCATCCGCTTTGTTCTAATTTAGTAGCTAAAGTTTGTGTGGCGTACTTGTCAAACAGTATTTTGTGTGGGTGATACTTCTTTGCCCACTCATTAATATCACTAGCCATCTTAACTTCATCTACAGCTACTTCGCTTTGCCATAACTGGGCTAGACCTACTGCTATCTTGCCATTTTTTAATTGACCCATAACTAGAGCGCCTGATCTTCTAGTGGGTGCAATATCAAAGGCCATTATAGTCATAGGCCCGACAGGGATTTCTAGCGTACTATCACTACATGCCTCGATAGATCCATATACCCAGGGGCTTACAGCACTATCTATCCACTGGCATAACATCTCAGTACGTGTAGCTTCTACGCTATTTGTATTGACTGATTCTTCTAAGGTTTCTTCGGTTATTAAATGCCCTAGTGCTGGATTCGCTAATGCCCAGGCTTTACGATCATGTATCTTGCAGTGCTGTGGTGCTGACCATTCGTAATAACCTAAACTATC